GACCTCCTGCACCCGCCGCCGGCCCGGACCGGCGGCGGTTTTTTTCGGTGTCCCCCATGTTCGCGCGCAAGCTTCACCGAAACCCTCAACCCTCGCCGAAGCGTCACGGTTCCTTCGTGCGCCTCTGGCGGAGCATCTTTCCCGGGCCGCAGGCGCCCGCGCAGTCCATCGAGACGCCGAAGCCTGTGCGCCTCGCCGACCTCGACCCCGTGATGCGCGACCTGGCCGAGCGCCGCGCGGCGCTCCGGCAGAAGCACGCCCGAGGCGTCCAGGACATCGAGGCCCAGATGCGGGCCCGCACCCACGCGATCCTGGCCGGGGCTCACCGATGAGCGGCTGGGGGGACATCTGTGGGGACGAGGCCCTGGAGCGCTGGAAAAAGGGCGACAGCGCCTCGGAAATCGCGAAATGGGCCTCGAAGCAGACGGGCCTGACCGTCTCGCGCAACGCGATCATCGGCTACGTCCACCGCAAGATCGGAAAGACCGCGCGGGCCCCGGCCGCCACGCCGGCCTACGGTGGCCGGCTGCGGCTGCGCGCGCCGGAGGTGAAGAACAGCCGACGCTCGGACACGGCGACGGCCCGTAACCTCGCCCGATCCCTTCGGTCCGACGGCACGCCGAAGTCGGAGCAGGCGCCCAAGCCGCTCCCGACTTCGCGCATCCCTGAGGCGCCCGCGCCGCTGATGGTGCGGCCGCTCGACCTCGAGACGACGCACTGCCGCTGGCCCATCGGCGACCCGCAGGCCGACGACTTCGGGTTCTGCGGTCATCCGAACCACGCCCGCGAGGAAGGCGGCAGCTGGTACTGCCCGGCCCACAAGAGGGCCTCGGTCAACCCGAAGACCAAGCGCCAGGACGAGAAGAGCCTGGCCCGCATGATCATCAACTCCGATCGCCGGCGGGCCGCATGACCCTGGTCTCGGACGACGCCTTCAACACCATCGAGAAGGCCGTGAACGCCGCCGGCAGCAGGGCCGAGCGCGGCGCCATCGTCGCCGCCTTCATCGAGCAGGCCCTGGGCTTCTACGCCCGCATGTTCGGCCACGAGGCCGCCGCCCAGCGGGCCGCCGAGCTCTCCCGCCGTCACCACGAGAAGACCGTCCGGCTCGCGCCGGGCGCGCGGAGGCGCACATGACGCAGCTCTCCCCCTCCGAATCGCAGCGGCTCAACGCCGCCGTCGAGACCGAAGAGCGCAAGATCGAAGAGGCGGTCCTGGCGATCCTGCGGCTGACACAGGGCATCCCGGGCACGCTGGAGCGCTTCCAGGAAGTCCAGCTGCGCGCGATCCGCCGCTACTGCGGCCGCACCACCGGCGACCTCGGCGGGGGGCTGATCGGATGAGCCGCCGAAAGATCCTCGTGGCTGACCTTCTCTGCGGCGCCGGCGGTTCGTCGACGGGCGCGGAGCGAGCCCTGCGTGAGCTCGGGCTCGAGATGGACCTGGTGGCCGTGAATCACTGGCCGACCGCCATCGAGACGCATAGCCGTAACCACCCTCACGCCCGGCACTACGTCCAGGACATCGCGACGGTGCGCCCGCACCTTCTCGTGCCCGAAGGTTATCTCGACCTCCTGATGGCCTCGCCGACGTGCACGCACCACAGCGTCGCGCGCGGTGGCAAGCCGACGTCGGACCAGCAGCGAAGCGACCCCTGGCACATCATCACCTGGCTGACCGAGCTTCGGGTCAAGCGGATCATCATCGAGAACGTCTGGGAGTTCACAAACTGGGGCCCGGTCGACCGGCGCACCGGGCGTCCGGTGGAAAGCCGAAAAGGCGAATACTTCTTCGCCTGGATCAACGCCCTGAAGGCGCTCGGCTTCAACGTCGAATGGCGCAAGCTGAACGCCGCCGACTACGGCGACGCGACCACCCGCCAGCGCTTCATCCTGATGGGGCGCAGCGACGGGAAGCGGATCCAGTGGCCGATGCCGACGCACGCGCGTCGGCCGGACGAAGGGCTCTCACTTTTCCCAACCATGAAGCCGTGGAAGCCTGCCCGCGAGATCATCGACTGGGACATCAAAGGCCGATCGATCTTCGGCCGGAAGACGCCACTGGCCGCGAAGACGCTGCAGCGGATCTACGCCGGCGCGGTGAAGTTCAAATGGCCCGAGCCGTACATCGTCGTCCTGCGCAACCACATGGCGGCCCAGGGGATCGACGTCCCGCTGCCGACCATCGCGGCGAACGGGAGCCACATCGGGATCGCCCAGGTCGTGCCGTTCGTGCTCAGCCAGGGCGCCGGCGGCGAGCCGCGCCAAGTGGCCGACCCGGTCCCCACGATCCCGACCAAGGGCGCGCACGCACTGATCTCTCCCTATTACGGGTCCGGATCGGGCGAGACCTGCTCCTCTGACGGTGAACCGCTGCCGACCGTGACGGCCAAGGCCCGCTTCGGCATGGTCGTGCCGGTGACGAACGGGAGCGGTGGACCGAGCCCGCGCTCGACGGAAGAGCCGGTCCCGACCATGACCACCGCCAAGGGCCGCGAGTTCGCCCTGGTGCTCCCGCTCACCCACGCCGGCGGCCTCGATCGCGTGCAGGACCCCGGCCAGGATCCACTCCCGACCGTCACGGGCGCGAACCGCGGGGAGTTGGCTTTCATCACCGCCCAGCACGGCGAACGCCCGGGCCAGGCGCCGCGGGTCCACAGCGTCGACGACCCGACGCCGACAGTCGCGGCGACCGGACACGTCGACCTCGTCGAGGGCGTCGAGGGCTTCGACATCCTGTTCCGGATGCTGGAGCCGCACGAACTGGCCGCGGCCATGGGCTTCACGAACGAGGAGCAGGCCTACGAGTTCGCAGGCACCAAGACTGAGCAGATCAAGCAGATCGGGAACGCGGTCTCCGTCGCCAAGATGAAGGCCTGCGTCGGCGCGATCATGGCCGATGCGGTGCCGCGAAAGCGCGATCAGGATGCCGACGGTATCCCTACCAGCGGTGCCGCAGCATGACGCTCCGGATCCTGGACCTGTTCTGCGGAGCCGGCGGTGTTTCGGCCGGCCTCGTGCAAGCGGGCTTTGACGTGGTCGGTGTCGATATCCACCCCCAGCCCCGCTACCCATACGCCTTCATCCAGCACGACGCCCTCACGCTCGACCAGCGCTTCATCCGAAGCTTCGACGCCGTCTGGGCCTCGCCGATGTGCCAAGGCTACACGCTGCTGCGCCACGCCAAGGGTGCGAAAGGCGCGCCCCGCCTGATCGTCCCGGTGCGGGAAATGCTCGAACGCGCGGGGCGCCCCTGGGTGATCGAGAATGTGGACAGCCCCGAGGCGCGGGCTGAGATGCGATCGCCCGTCATCCTCTGTGGATCGCACTTCGGGTTGGGCGCACACGCCAACGGCGTCTTCTACCAGCTGCAGCGCCACCGACTGTTCGACGCGTCCTTCCACATCCCCCAGCCTGCGTGCGCGCACAGCTCGCCGGTCGTCGGCGTCTACGGCGGCCACGTCCGCTGCCGGGCCGCGCGCCATGGCGGCCGGCGCACGGTCGACTTCGAGGGCGTCGACAAGCCAGACCTCGCCCGCCGGGCCATGGGCTTCACGCACGCGATGACGATGACGGAGATGTCCGAGGCGATCCCACCCGCCTTCGCGCTCCACATAGCCCGGTCGCTTCGTGCGCACCTGCAGTCCGAGAAGGCTGCGGCATGACCGGGTTCCGGATCGATCCGCTGGACCGTGACGACGAGTGGATCTGCCAGCTGGTCCGCGAGTCCGATGGCGTAGTCGTCGGCTGGTTCCAGACCCCCGAACGCGCCCAGGCGGCCGCCGACAACGGCGGAGTGTCGCCGGTCCCGCCCGTCGAGGAGCGCAACGTGGTCGAGGTCGTCGACCAGTTCGACCTGTTCGGAGGCGCCCTGTGATGCGCGGCCTCTTCGACGACCTGCCGACGCAGCCGGCGCCAAAACCGTCCCAGGCCCCGGCGAGCCCGTGCCCCCGGCCGGCCGACGGCGGCTACGTCTGCCGCGTGGGCGGCGGCGCGGCGACGCTCAGCGACAACGACGGCTTCTCCTGGTTCTGCGACCAGCACGCCCCGAAAGGCTTCTGGCCGCACGAGCGGGGGTGCGCATGAGTGGGACGCGGATGTTCGGCGCGGTTCCCGTGCCCTGGACAGTGAGCTGGACGGCGGAGGAGGGCTTCTTCCTTGCGTGCTGTCCGCATTCGAAGCGCGAGGCGATCTGCCAGGGCTGGGCGGAGGGCGAGGGCAAGCCACAATTCGGCAAGCCGCACGCGCAACGGCAGCGCGAGGCTATCGCGCGAGGCCTGTGCGATCTGTGCGCCAAGCCCCTTTCAGCGCGCACGAAGGTTTCGCTGTCGCACGCCCGCGTGCAGGCCCATGGGGCGGAAGGCCCCGCGGTTCTACAGGTCGAGCCGCTCCTGCACCGGGAATGCGCGCGCGAGAGCATGCTTCACTGCCCCGCTCTGAAGCGGGACATCGCACAGGGCACATTGCGGGTGCGTCAGGTCTTCCGCTGGCGTGTCCAGTTCGCCCGGATGAGCTCGGAGTACGTCGAGACCCTGACCGGGCAACGCCGCGAAGCAGTAGGCCACGCGAAGGTCGAGCTTCTGTCGTGGAAGGACCGCGATGAGGCATGGCTGGTCGGAGCGGCGGCATGAGCACGAACGTCGCCACCTCCGGAACCTGGCGCGATCGCGTGGTCCCGCCTCCGCCGGGCCCTGACGCCGGGCCCAAGCAGCCCCCGCACAACCTGGACGCCGAGCAGGCCCTCCTGGGCGCGGTCCTCTACGACAACGCTGCCCTGGAGCGGATCGGCGACAGCCTCCAGCCCGAGCACTTCTTCGAGCCCTACCACCAGCGCCTCTACGACGCGATCCGCACGGTGACCCGCAAGGGACAGCTGGCCGAGCCGCTCATGCTGGTCGACCGGCTGAAGACCGACCCGAGCTTCGAGGAACTCGGCGGCCTGCGCTATCTCGCCGACCTGGTCGACCGGGCGCCACCGATCGCGAATGCGCCAGACTACGCGCGCGCGATCATGGACCTGTCGGTCCGGCGCGACCTGATCCGGTTCGGCGGCGATGTGTCGGTCCTGGCCGAGCAGGACTTCGACCACACCGGCCGCGAGCACATCGAGCACGCTGAGTCGGCGCTCTACGGCATGGCCGAGCGCGGCCGCACCTCCCGGGGCCCGCGCGCGTTCGGGGACGTCCTGTCGGGCGCGATGGAGAACATCGCCGCGGCGGTCGAGCGCGACGGCAAGCTGGTCGGGATCTCGACCGGCCTCATCGATCTCGACCGCAAGCTCGGCGGCCTGCACGGGTCCGACCTGCTGATCCTCGCCGGGCGCCCCTCGATGGGGAAGACGGCGCTCGCCACGAACATCGCCTTCCACGTCGCGCGCCGCTACCAGTTCGTGGAGGACCCGGAGCAGCCCTGCGGCCGGCGCACGACCGACGGCGGGGTGGTCCTGTTCTTCTCGCTCGAGATGTCGGGCGAGCAGCTCGCGATGCGGATGCTGGCCGAGGCCTCCGGCGTATCCTCCGACCGGCTACGCAAGGGCGACATCCGCCCGGACGAGTTCGCGCGCGTCCGCGACGCGGCCATCGAGCTCCAGTCGATCCCGCTGCACATCGACGACCAGGGCGCCTTGACGGTCGACCAGCTGCTGGTGCGCGCGCGCCGGCTCAAGCGCATGGCCGGCCTCGACCTCGTCGTGGTCGACTACCTGCAGCTCGCCACCGCGCCGGGCCGCAAGGGCGAGGGCCGGGTGCAGGAGGTGACCGAGATCACCATGGGCCTGAAGGCGATGGCCAAGGAACTGGGCGTTCCCGTGCTCGCCCTGTCCCAGCTGTCGCGCCAGGTCGAGCAGCGGGAGGACAAGCGCCCCCAGCTTTCGGACCTGCGCGAGTCGGGATCGATCGAGCAGGACGCCGACTGCGTCATGTTCGTCTACCGCGAGAGCTATTACCTCGCCCGCGCCGAGCCGAAGGAAGGCACGAACGAGCATCTGGCCTGGCAGGCGGACATGGACAACGTCCAGGGCGTCGCCGAGCTGATCATCGGCAAGCAGCGCCACGGACCCATCGGGACCGTGAAGCTCTCCTTCGACGAGGATACGACCAAGTTCGGAAACCTGGCGCGCGAGGCGCGCTATGAGGGGGACGGCGGGCGCCGTCCGTATGTCGATGAGTGATCTCCCGGCCCCACCCGTCCCGCCGGAATGCTCGATGCGCGGGAACGACTGGTTCCCCTTCTATTACGACCGCATCCGCAAATCGAAGTGGTGGCGCCGGGCGTCCGACACCGCCCGGGCCCGCAACGTCATGCTCTGGGGCGAGGCCTACAAGGCCGTGCCCGCCGGCTCGCTGCCGGACGACGACGACGAGCTCGCCGAGGCCGCCGGCTACGGCATGGACGTCGACGCCTTCCTTGCGGTGAAGGACGAGATCCTGTCGGCCTGGATCCTCTGCTCGGACGGACGCTGGTATCACCCGACCCTCTGCGAGATCGTGCTCGACGCGTGGGACCGCGCGACCGATCGCCGGCGCAACGATGCGCGCCGAAAGCGTGACCAGCGCGACCGGGCCAGGGGTGTCACGCCCTCCGCGTCGGACGTCACGCGTGACGCGAACGACGTCACGGCGGACGTCGCTGCAAAAGTCCGTGACATCGGCACACAAGACAAGACAGGACAGACTCC